AACAACCCCTGCCATCCGTTCCTGATGCTGGCTTCGATCATCTCGTCGGCGCTGTGCCCATCTGAGATAGCGCTGCCTAGCAGGGACAGCTGCTTAGCCGCCGTTTCCTCGGTGAGCGCCGGACGCCGCTTTGACCTGTAGGAAACCCACTCGCACCACTTGTCCTGAGACAGGCCGGCCGGAAGATCAAGACGCCGAGGATCGAACCTCGGAACCTTGGGTGCCGGCGCGTCAGCGCCTTGTTGTTTACTTACTGGTTCTTGGTTATTGGTTATTGGTTCTTGGTTAGCTTTCGACCCGCTTTTTTCTCGGTTCCCATCAGAAACCGACTGGGTTTTCTTCGGCCTCCCGCCTGCCTTTCCGTTCTTCCTAGCCACGCTCGCCTTGCGCTGATACTCGGCAATTTCGCGGTCGCATCGGCTATTCCTCCACCCGGCATCTGTGCGCTCAAAGAACTCTGAAAGCACGGAATCAACCGTTTCGCTATCCAGTCGCAACCGACGAGAAACCCGGTCGGTTTCCAGCGGTATAGGCTGCTCAGTGTCGTAGTACATATCGAGCAATCGCCTGTACGCCAGTTCCTCCATGGCCGACAGATGGACGGTCGCCGCCACAAAATCACCGATGTGGAAGCTGTAGTAATTCATCACTCTCCCCTGGCTAAAGCGATGCGTCGGCGGATGTCTTCCCGGCGGGCGTACGTGTCTTCACGGTTGCACTCGATACATACGCCGTTGCGCGTGTAACGCTCGCTGTTGTGGCCTCTCTTGCATGGCTTTCCGTCCCAATACCGGAGAAGGCCCTTGTCAGCCGCCTGATTTCGCGTGTTTATTTCCATTGTTCTTCCCTCTGCTTTTCATTTTAGACACTAACTCACGTTGCCGTAACTTTCGGTTGAATAGGTTTCCCCCTTTCCGGGTGAAAACATCGGGGTCAGCAATCTGGTGCCACTGGTTGCGGTATCGAACCACTCAGACAACCAGAATTCATGTCCGGGCGGTTCGCAAGGAACACGGCCTGACTGAAGCCCGACGGCGTTGCGCTCCGGATGTTCGCGCGCTCTGCGCTGGGCGGGCACTTGTGGATGCGGTCGTCCGGCGGGCCGAGTGTTTCGTCGCGGCTGCGCTCCGGCATCACGAAGCCCCCCCATGTCCATAGGCACGTCTTCTTGGTGTAGTTGTCGTCCGGGCAGTGGCCGGTGAATTCGTGCGGGCTGAACGTGTGGTCAGGCTGCCCGAAGATCGACGAGAAAACCGATACGGGATTCTCGAACCCGCCCGGCGCACCGGTCGCCATGCCGAACGTCCTGCACTGCTCGGCTACGAGCGCCGCCTTGGCTTGGAAGTGTGGGTCAGCCTTTCGCTTGTGCTCGAACCAGCGCGCCCCGCTCACTGCCACATCGGTGCATGGCGGGAAGCCGAAGACGAACACAACGCGCTCCGTCCGGGCGATCTCTGACAGCCGCGGCATCGCCCCGATGATTGTGTCCGCGATGTACTCGACCATTCCATCTGTCCGCGTGCTCGCGTGCTGCGGATCGACGAGCACGGCGCGATAGCCGGCATCGACCCATGGCTGCGGCATGTTCATGGTCAGGTTGCAGAGGAAGATCGCAACCCCTTTGTCAGCCTTCATGCTGGTTGCCCTCCATCACTGACGGTTCTTTAATCGAACCACTCACGGCACTCGAATCCGCAAACAAGTCCTTCTGCCCCATGTACTGCACGATGATGTCGCGGGCGTCTGTCCATGACCATGCGTATTCGACGCGCCAGCCCTCTTGCTGCAGCCGGCCGCCGTACCACAGCTGATCCGCTGTCGGCTTGTTCTTGCCGTACTTCAACTCGATCGACAGGCCGATGTACTGGCCGCGGCGCACCGGCAGCTTGATGTCGTGCGATCCCTTCAGCATCCCGGCGGCCTTCGCCTTGCCGGCCTGCGCCTTGGTCAGCTTCACGCCGTTCATCGAACCTTCGAGCAGGTCGATGCCCTTGAACTTCGCGCGGACGGCGGGCTGGCGCGCCCACTCGAACAGGGCGGACTGGTGTGCGAACTCACTCACGCCAGTCTCCCGGCGCGCCGCGGTTGCCGCGGTCGTATTGCTTCTTGCATTCTGCCTCCAGCTTCTTTGCGGCCGGCTGGCCGCGCTTCTTTTCGACATCCGCAAGGAATGCCGTTGCGCGCGACCTGCTGGCCTCGTTGAGTTGAAGAGCGAAGCGCACCTCGCACCGGCGGCGGTGCTCTTCGCTGTAGGTGTCGATGGTCACTTGAGGATGCGGTAGAGGATGATGTCGCCGCCCTCGTCAAGACAGTTCCATCGCAAGTCCTGTGCGTTGGCCTTTACTCGACTGCCGTCACGAAACCAAGCCTCAACGCCGCCGGTCGGGCGCGGGGCTGTCGAATGACGCTGGATCCACCCCTCTGCCACCGCTTCCTTGAACGCCTTGCCGAAGTCCGGGTCGGACGACGGAAGCGTGTCACGCGACTGCGATGCCGCCTCTCCGGCCAATGCGAAGTAGGCGGCGCCGTCCTCGTAGTTGTCCTGCCGGAACTTGCCCTGCTGCGTGCGCACAGCCTTCAGGGTCGCCATGAACAGCCAGCCCTGTTCCTCGGTCATCTGGACGCCGGTGATCGCATTGAACGCGCGCACGGTCGCCCCCATCGAGCGCTCGCCTTCCGGCTTGTCGTAGGTCTGCGCCCGGTCTTCCATGTGCTTCAGGCCGGCGCGAAGAAAGTCAGCTGCGGTTGTCACATTCATTCCTCCAACGGTTGAAAAGGCACGCCGAACAGCCGTTCGCGGACGGGTGCCCAGCGTGCATAGGCGTCGCGCCAGAACGACTGGCGTAGCTCGCGCGACAGGTTCTTGCCTTGGTCGATCTCGTGATGGCAGTGGGCGCAGCCGGGCACCGTGTAGATGTCCAGCGCCTTGATTCCCTTGCCCTTGCCGTGCGCCAGCTCGTTCGAGTGACACGGCACGACAGTCGCCACGTCGTTGCGGCACACGCCGGGGATGCGCAGGTAGCACGGCTGACCACGGCACAGCCTGTCCTCTCCGGTCGCCCTGGCCGTGCGCCGCGCCCTCTCGCCGGCCGGCTTTCGCTGGCGAAGCTGCGTCGTACCGCGCGGCATCGGCTTCTTGGCGCGCAGCGGCGTCCTGCGGGTGAGCGGAGACTGCTTCATGCCGCAGACCTCCGGAGCACCGGAACAACCACGCCAAGGCCGCTTGCATCCAGTGCCACGACGTTCGACACGCCGTAGGCGACGAGGCAGATCGGGGCGCCAGAATTGAAGCTGGCGCGCGAGCCATCTACGCGGTGGAAGTGCGGGTGCCCCTTCATGAACAGGACCGCATCAGCCCGCCCCCACACCGTCTCGTAGAACATTTCGGTTTCCGTCCGCGCTGGAATGAGCGCGATCCCGTTTCCGTGCTCGGCCATCCGGCGCATCCACTTCACAGCCTCGCGGCCGAAAGGTGGATTGCACCAGACGCGGCCGTCCCAAGACAGGGAAAGGCCATCGTCCTCGATGGTGAAGTGATGCGTTGCCGTCGGCCACGGGCGATTGATCGGCGAGCACGGATCAAGGTCGAACGCGCCAAGGCGAGAAAGAACCTCCGGCGGCGTCAGCCATTCATCCGACTTCATGGCTGCTGATTGATGTCCGGATAGGCTCATGCCGTGCGCCGCCATTCAAGCCAGTCGGCGTAGGGACGGCGGATCAGGCGATGGAAGCGGTCGGCCGCAGCGGCGTTGCTGTCTAGCTCGGCGCGCGAGGCGACGTCTGTGATGTGACGCACGAGAATGGCCGCATCGTCCGCGCTGGCGACTTTCTCACCGACAGTTTCCTCCAGCCATTCCCAGAAGATCGGGTCGTTGCACCATTGACCGGCCAGCTTCGCCAGCGCGCCGCCCTTGGGCTGCTCCTTAACCGGCTCGACTGGCTTCTGGTCGGCAGCGACCGCGGCGGCCGGGTCGATCTTGGCCACAGCGACCGACGTGCCCGGTGCGCCGAACAGCGCGAACGCGGTCTGGGCATGGCGCGGCTCAACCTCCACTTGAATCACCAGCGATCCATCCACGTAGGTTCGGCAAGTTCTCGTTACTCCCATGACGGCGCCGGGTGCGTCGGTGCTCATGGTCAGATGCAGTGATGAGCCATGCCGTATGCCATTGACATGAACGGGATATCTTCGCCCATGTCCGCGAATCCGCCGCCTCCGCCGTAGTTTTGTTGCGGCGCCTGGCGCTGCTCACGCTGGGGAGTTTGCTGGCGAGGCTGCTGCGGTGCCTGCTGGCGCTGCTGACCCTGCTGTCCCTGCTGCTGGCCGCCGACGAACTCGATGTGATCGACGCGAGAGACAAGCTTGAATCCCTTGCCGCCGCCGGTCTTGTCGTATTCCTCGATGCGCGGATCCGACAGATGAACCATGATCTGCGTGCCTTTCAGCAGGTACTGGGACAGCTTCTCGGCGCGATCGCCAAACAGCGCAGCATCGACCCATTGCGTCGGCCGGTTGCCTTCGCCATCCTTTTTGCCGTAGTTCCAGGCCAGCGACAGGTTCGAGACAGCCGTCCCGTCTTGCAGATAGCGAACTTCAGCGTCACGCCCGAGGCGGGCCACTCCGATCAGGTGCATACGATTCCTTTCAGGAAATTTCGGCCAGCGCGCCGGCGGCCTTGTTGATGTGGGACTTCGCTTCGACCAGCTTCTCGCCCATCTTGGTGACGTTCGGGCGCAGGCTGGCCGCTTGGGCGCTGCCCAGCTTGCACAGTTCGGCCGCGCCTTCAGGCGTAGAGGCGTCGATCTTGATGCCGGCCACGTACATGGCGTAGATCATGATCCGCACGATGCGCGGCAGCTTGTCCTTGCCCTCGTAGCGGCTGCCGCCGGACTGCGTGATCCCCAGCGGCACCCAGAATGCCTTCTGCGACAGGCTGTGCAGCTCGCGCAGATGCTTCGCGGCCGGGCCGGTCACGTCCTTCTCGGTTTTGATGTCCATGTCTCTCCTTTGATGTCGGCCGAATCGCCTTCATCACCATGGTAATGCAATCGAACCGGAATTGCGAGTATTCCGGCTGCCTTTTTCGTTCGGCGGTGAAGAATGCACACCGCACAATGGTGAGCGCATGTCTGATGTGAATAGCCGGTACTTCGACGCCCTCATGGCGGAGAAGAAGATGTCCTTGCGCGGCCTGGCGCAGCGTATGGGTCTGGGCCACTCGCAGCTGTCCCTGTGCAAGATCCGGGGCGGCCCGGTCGTCGTCGCCAGCGTGCGCCGCGGCTACGCCGATGGCAGTCACAACCTAGTCGGCCTGCACACGCGCGAGAATGCGCACATCAACCACGCCACGCCGGTGCTGTTGATCCGGCCGTGAGCGCGTGAAATCAAGTGAAGATGGTTGCGTTTCAGAACCATCGGTGCTAGATTCTAATCACGGTCGCATTGACCGGATGACGATTCACCACCGGAGAAACGCACATGACGACGCGCGAAACGCTCGTTTTCGCGGACGAGGCCGCATGGCTTCGTGCCAGAACACAGGACATCACCAGCACTGAAGCCGCTGCGCTGTTCAACGCCGGCGCCTACACGAAGACCGAATACGAACTCTTCCTGCTGAAGACCGGCCAGATCCAGCCCGGCGACTTCCAGGTCAATGACCGCATGAAGTGGGGCAACCGGCTGGAGGCGCCGATCGCGCTGGGCATTGCCGAAGACCTCGGCCTGATCGTCGAGCCGATGAAGTGCTACATGCGGGTCACCGAGCTTCGCATGGGATCGTCCTTCGACTTCAAGGTCGTCGGGCTGACCGATGGCTTCGACGGCAATGAGGCGGCGCGCAACATGTTCCGCCGGCACGGCCCCGGCATCCTCGAAGTGAAGAACATCGACGGCTTGCAGTTCCGTCGCTCGTGGATCGAGGAAGGCGACGAGATCGAGGCGCCGCCGCATATAGAGTTCCAGGTTCAATGGCAGCTCGAAGTGGCCGACCTCGGCTGGTCGATGATCGCGCCGCTCGTCGGCGGCAACACGCCGAAGCCGATCATCCGCGCCCGCGACACCGAGCTCGGCGCGATCATGCGCAAGAAGGCGGCGGACTTCTGGGCGCGCGTCGCCACCGGGCAGGCGCCGGCGCCCGACTTCATGAAGGACGCGGACGTGATCGCGCAGCAGTACGTCGAGAACGACGGCTCGCACATCGACCTGTCCGACAACTTTCACGTCGTCGCCCTGTGCCAGCGCTACAAGGCGGCCGCGGCGGAAGAGAAGGCCGCAGGCGACCGCAAGAAGGCGGCCAAGGCCGAACTGCTCACGATCATCGAGCACGCCAAGTCCGCGATGACGAACGGCTTCAAGATCAGCGCGGGCACCAACAAGGAAAGCTTCCGCGCCTATCACCGCGAGGCCGGCGAGCGCTGGACCATCAGCAAGTCGATCATTCCGGCCGGCGACGTGGAAGCGACCGTCCCGGCTTACCGCAACGTGCGAATTTCTGAGGTGGCCTGAACATGAGCGAACAGCAAAATCAGCAAGTTGTAGCAAGGGAACGCAAGTCCGTGCTGGTCGATATGGCTACGCGGTTTGGCATGGAGCCGAATGCGTTCCACGCCACGCTCATGGCGACCGTGATGCCGTCCAACATCGCGGTGACGAATGAGCAGTTTGCGGCATTCCTGCTCGTTGCGAAGCAGTACAACCTCAACCCGATCACCAAGGAAATCTATGCCTACCCAGATCGCAAGGGCGGCATCCAGCCAATCGTCTCAATCGACGGATGGATGAGGATGGTGAATAACCACCCGCAATTCGACGGCATGGACTTCAACGACAATCTGGACGGTAACGGCAACCTCGTTTCCATCACATGCCGAATGTTCCGAAAGGATCGCGCACATCCTGTCGAAGTCACCGAGTACATGTCGGAGTGCAAGCAGAGCACGCCAACCTGGGCCAAGTGGCCGGCACGCATGCTGCGCCACAAGACGACCATTCAGGCGGCACGCTACGCATTCGGGTTCAGCGGCATCTACGACGAGGATGAAGTCGCCCGGATGTCGGTTGAGCCGGCTCGCCAATCTATCGACGTTACTCCGCCGCCGTCTGCAACTCCGGGCCGTCCCTCTCGCCTCGCTGCCATTGTGCAGAACAAC